GGCCTGGAACGTGGTAAGCGAACCTACATGCGGGCGCCTGCCTGGCTGAGCGAACCAGCGAAGAAGATTTTCCGGGATACGGTGCGCAGGCTGAAGGGCTTTGAGCTGCTGGAGGCAATCGACACGGACCTGCTGGCAAACTACGCAGATGCGATGGCGCGCTACCAGGCCGGGGTGCAAAGCCTCTCGCCGCAGAGCCAGCCGAAGGACATAACAGCCGTGCAGGCCTGGAGCAGAATCGCACTGACGCTGGCGGATAAGCTGGGCTTCAGCCAGACGGCGCGGGNCAGGCTGGCCAGGCGCCGGGCGCAAGATGAGCCGATGGACGAATTGGAGCAGTTGCTGAACGATGTGGGTGATTTTGTGAATGGTGATCAATGAGACGGTCTGCCGGTTACTGTTTGTTGCTGCTGGTTATTCTCCTGGCCGGGAGTCTAACTATGTTTAGCGCGGCAAAGGCGGACCGGGCGGTGCGCTTCTACGAGATGCTGAAGCACACCAAGGGTAAATTCTACGGGCAGCCTTTCACGCTGCTGCCCTGGCAATCCCAGATCGTGCGGGATGTGTACGGGACGCTGCGCCCAGACGGGACGCGGCAATATAAATATGTGTATATCGAGATCCCGAAAAAGAACGGGAAGTCCGCCCTTGCGGCTGCGGCGGCGCTGTACCATCTGTTTGCGGATGGCGAGCAAAGCGGCGAGATCTACGGGTGCGCGGCGGACCGGGACCAGGCTTCCCTGGTGTACAACGTGGCAGTGGAGATGATCGAGCAATCCCCGACGCTGAGCAAGCGAGCCAAGATCGTTGGGTCGATGAAGAAGATCATCGACAGGAAGACCGGCAGTGTGTACCGGGCGGAATCGGCGGAGGCGTATACGAAACACGGCTTGAATCTGAGCTGCTGCATCTTCGATGAGCTGCACGCCCAGCCGAACCGGAATTTATGGGACGTGATGACCTTCGGGGCCGGGGATGCACGCAGCCAGCCGATCTGGTGGGTGATCACCACGGCGGGAGAAGACCCGGACCGGGTAAGCATCGGCTGGGAACTGCATGATTATGCAATGAAGATCCTGGCCGGGGAGATAGAAGACCCGACCTGGTACCCGGTGATCTATGGCTATGAAGGCCAGGATATCTACAACGAAGACAACTGGGCGGCAGCCAACCCGAGCCTGGGCGTGACGATCCAGGTGGAATCGGTAAGGGAAGCGGCCGCCAAGGCAAAGGTAAATCCAGCCGATGAGCGACTTTTCCGCTGGCTGCGACTTAACCAGTGGATCACATCGAAACTGACCACCTGGCTGCCTCTGGACTTATTTGACCAAACGGTTGGCGACTGGAATCCGATCGAACAGGTCGGCAGGGATTGCTATATGGGGTTGGACCTTTCGAGCACCACGGACATGAGCGCCTTATGCCTGGTATTCCCGCCCCAGGGCACGCAATCCGATTGGCGGGTGATGTGGTACGCGTGGATCCCGGCGGATAACATGCAGGAGCGGGTGGAGCGGGACCATATCGACTACGACAAGTGGGTAAAAGGCGGCTGGATCACCGCGACGGAAGGCAACGTGATCGATTATACGGCGATCGAAGCGAAGATATTGGAGCTGGCGAAGCTGTATAACGTGATCGAAGTGGACGCCGACCGGGCCATGGCGACCATGCTGTTGCAGCGCCTAGAAGCGCAGGGAATCGTCTGCGTGGATATCCCCCAGACGTTCGTGAGCCTGACCGATCCGATGAACCTGATCGAAGTCTTATTGAAAGGTAAGCCACCGGCGCCGGAAGAAAAGCCCAGCCTGGTGCAGGGCAAATTGGTGCTAGGACGGATGACACACGAAAACAACCCGGCAGCCAGGTGGTGCTTTGGGAATACCAGCATCGCCAAGAACGGGCAAGGATATATCAAATTCGTGAAGGAAACCAAAGGCAAGAGCGTGATCCGGACCAAGCGAATCGATACCACGGCGGCCTGGGTAAACGCCATGGCCAGGGCGCGCTATTACCAGGGATCGATAGACCTGAGCGCAGCGATCCTTGCGGACGATTGGGGCATGTGATGAAAGCAAAGATGTCGCAATACGAGAATCGATACAGCGGGCGAGCGGCAGCCATATTGGGCGGCGGGCCCAGCCTGCCGGATGATATGCAGCGGCTTCCGGAAGGCTGCCTGTTGATTGCAGTCAACCACCACGCCCTGCTGTTGTGCAAGCCGGATTATATGGTCTATAACGACCACCTGGAAGCATTGCCTCCGCAGCTCCAGGAAGCCATCCGACGGGGCGAGGTAACCCGGGTCAGCCCGGAGCCAACATCGGATATCGAATTCGACGTGCCGGTATGGACCGGATTCTACAGCTCCAACACGGCAACCTGGTTCGCGCTGTGGATGGGCTGCGACCCGGTGATCTTATGCGGGATGGACCTGTACCAGGGCGAGCGCAAATATTTTCACGAATACGAAGACCAGCCGCAATTTCACGAGCCGCTGGAGCACCATATCCGCCCGTGGATCGAAGATGCCCGGAATATGCTGCCAGGCTGGCAGCGGGTGAAAGTGATGTCGGGACCGTTGGCTCAGGTATTTGATCTGTACCAGGTGCCGGTATGAAGCGATTCGTGGGGCGCTACGGAGACGATCTGCTGCTGGTCCTGGGGTGCGGGTGCATCCTGTACGGGCTGGCGATGTGGAGCATCCCGATCACGTGGATCACAGGCGGGCTGATGCTGGCCGGGTTCGGCGTGATGATCGGAAAGGCAAAGGCCAAAAATGCTGCTGAGTAAGCTATTAAGCACGAACACGAAAGAAGTGAAGGAAGCGCCGGAAAGCCCGCGCCCGGACTATGCGCCCAGCATGGGCTACCGGACGGCGAGCAGCGAGCTGGTAACGCCTTACAAGGCGCAGAGCATCGCCACGGCGTACCGGGCGAAGAACATCATCTCGGACGATGTGGCCAAGCTGCCCTTACAGGTGATGCAGCGCAACGGGCGCCAGGTGCAGCAGGTGGCGCCGGACGCGATCACGCGCAATATGGCCTACCTGGTGCAGGTCAGCCCGAATCTGTGGGGCTGGACGCCCTTCCAATACAAAAAAGCGAGCATCGAATGGCTGCTGTTCTACGGCAACAGCTACACCTGGACCCCCAGCATCGGACCGCGGCAACTGCTGATCCTGCCAGCCAACCGGACCTACCCGGTGTTTGACCTGGACGGGAATCTATGGTACCGGCACACCTTTAGCAATGGGCAGCCGGTGTATATCCCGGCGGTGGAGATCCTGCACCTGCTGATCAACCCGGACGAGACCGGATTCATGGGCCGGGGCGTGATCAGCTTCGCCAGGGAGACTTTCGGCAGGCAATTGGCGGCGTATAAGGCGGAATCGAAGCTGTACGCCCAGGGGATGCTGCCAGCGGCTTATTTACAAATGTCGGGCGAGCTAAACCCGGAGGCGCGCAAGAAGGTGCGGATGAGCTACGAAGAGCAAATGGCAGGCGCCGAAAACGCTTACCGGCTGGCGGTTTTCGATAATAAGATCACCAAATTCGAACCGATCCATATCCAGCTCAAGGACGCCCAGTTTTTAGAATCCATCGACGCCACGGACCGGGATGTCTGCAACTTCTTCGGGCTGAGCGAGCACATGCTGAACCGCGGCAAGGAAGCCTACAACAGCAACGAACAGAAGTATATCGAGTACCTGCAGGGCACCCTGGATAGCTTCCTGGTGCCGTGGGAAGAAGCGGCGAGAATCCGCTGGCTTTCCAGGGAAGAGCAAGGCAGCATGTATTTCCGATTCGTAAGGGAGGCGCTCTTGCGCATGGACTCTAAAGCGCGGGCGGACGCCATGGCGACCCGAATCCAGAATGGAATGATGACGCCCAACGAGGCACGGGAGAAAGACGATATGAGCGCATACCCGGAGGGAGACCGGCATTATATGGCAGGCAACATCCTGCCGATTGGAGGAACGAATGAGTAAGCCGATACGCTGTTTTGAAGGCAATGCAGAGCCGCACGCGCCCTTCTGGAGCTTCCGGGACACGGCAGAAGGGGAAGAACCGGAAATGGAGCTATACGGCTACATCTCCGAATATTCATGGTGGGAAGACGATATCACGCCCGCCATGTTCAAAAACGACCTGTACAAGGCTGGAGCGGGCGGGCCGATCACGATCCGGATCAACAGCTACGGCGGGGACGTGATTGCAGCCAGCCTGATGCACACGATCATTCGGGATTACCCGGGCCGGGTGACCGTGCAGATCGACGGCGTAGCAGCCAGCGCGGCAACAGTGGTGGCGGTAGCCGGGGATGCGATCAAGATCCAGCAAACCGGATATTTCATGATCCACGATCCGAGCGTGGTCTTCTTCCTGGCGCAGCTCAATATCACCGACCTGACCCGGCTGGCAGACAGCCTGCAGGCGGTGAAGGAAGGGATTGTCAACGCTTACGAAACTAAGACCGGGCTCTCGCGGGCCCGGCTATCGAAGCTGATGACGGAAGAGACCTGGATGGACGCCCAGAAAGCGGTTGACCTTGGGTTCGTGGATGAGGTCATGAAGACCGAAAAGAAGGTAATCGACCTGCCGAAGAACACGGCGGTGGTGAACGCTTTACAGGGCTACACGAACGTACCGCCTGCCATCCTGCAGGCCATGGAATCTATCAATGTCGCGCCGGTAGAGGCGGCCAGCGAACCTTTACTGACGGAGGACATGCAACGCGAGGCACAAACCCTACGCGAACAAGTTGAGAAGATCCTACGAAAGGAGTCAGAAGATGCTTGATTTGAAGCCCTATTACGACGCCGTAATCGCGGCAGATGCGGAAGTGCAGCGCGTTGCTAACGAAATCGACGCTCATTTCCGCGAGGAATCGGAAGAAGGCAAAGCCCAAGCACTTGCTCTGCGCCCGGCGCTGGAAGAAGCCCAGAGCAAACACGCTGAAGCTGTATCCCTGTACGAGGCCATGCAGGCGGCCAACCGCCCGAACGACGTGGCGAAGAACTTCGTACCCGTTTCCGACACCGAACCAGACCCGGTTGAGAGCAAACAACCAGCGGTCATCAAACGCGAAGCCTATGAGCGCCTGTCGCTCGTCGATCGCGCCAAATATATCCGCACTGGCGGGAAACTTGAGGACTAAGGAGGTCCACAATGGCAAACACACTTACCGGTCTCGTACCGACCATCTATGAAGCGCTGGACATCGTCCTGCGCGAGCTGACCGGGTTCATCCCGGCAGTGACGTTCGACGCCAGCGGCGAAATGGCGGCGAAAGATCAAACCATAAGCTGGCCGGTCACCCCGGCGGCAGCGGCGGACGATATCACTCCGGCCACCACCGGCCCAACGCCCGTCGATCAAACCATCGGCCCCGGCACGATGTCGATCAGCAAAAGCCGGTCGTCCGTTTTCGGCTGGAACGGCGAGGAACAGAAGAGCCTGGGCGGCCTGTACAACAAGATCCTGGTCGATCAGTTTGCGCAAGCCATGCGCACGCTGGTCAACGAGGTGGAGGCCGACCTGGCCGCGCTGTACAAATACGCCAGCCGGGCATACGGCACCGGCGGAACCACGCCGTTCGACAGCACCAATAAGCTGGCCTTTATGGCGCAACTCCACAAGATCCTGGCCGACAACGGCGCCCCGCTGAGCGACCTGCAACTGGTGATCAACACCACGGCGGGGGCTGCGCTGCGGACCTTGACCGAGTTATGGCAGACTAACACCAGCGGCGGAGATGACCTGCTGCGGCGGGGCGTGCTGCTGGACTTGATGGGCTTCGCGGTGCGCGAGAGCGCTCAGACCAAGACCCATACCAAGGGTACCGGAACGGGCTTCCTGGTCGATCTCACGGCGGGGTATCCGATCGGGAGCACGGCGATCCACGTCGATACCGGGCTGGGCACCATCCTGACCGGCGACATCCTGACCAACACCAAGACCGGGCGGGACGCCAACAAGTACGTGGTCAAGACAGGCGGAACCGGGAGCACCGGCGCGGACGTGGATATCGTGCTGGCCAATCCCGGCAACCGGGTGGCGTGGGTGAACAATGACCCGCTGGCAATCGGCAGCGGCTATGCCGCCAACCTGGCCTTCAGCCGGTCGGCGATTGCCTTGATGACCCGAGTACCGGCGATGCCGGAAGGCGGCGACGCGGCCGACGACGTGACCGTGATCACCGACCCGCAGACCGGGCTGAGCTTCCAGGTGGCGATGTATCGCCAATACCGCCAGGTGGCCTTCGAGGTCGGGCTGGCGTGGGGCGTGAAGGCCGTAAAGCCGGAAGCCATGGCGATCCTGTTGGGATAAGAATATCAACGGACGGGGGGCAGGGAAACCTGCCCCCTGGAGCCAATGGAGGCGATCATGATTGAAGCAACAATTTATGCCGGAACTGACGGGCTAAGTGATGTGATCGATTTGCTGGGGGGTATCCTGGTTGCGATCCAGATGCCGGACACCTGGGTGACGGCTGATCTCACATTCCAAGTTGCGCTGGATGGGGTCAATTTTGCAAATTTATACGATGTGGCGGGGAATGAGGTTGTTGTCAAGGCAGCGGCCAGCCGGGTGGTAGCCCTGGATACGCCCGCGGAATGGTGGCACGGCGGGAAGATCAAGATCCGGTCTGGGACAAGCGGAACGCCGGTGAACCAGACGGCTGCCAGGGTACTTAAATTGGCAGTGCAAATGTAGGTGTGCTGGAACTGTGTGGTACAGCGCACGCATCGTTGCTGATGATTACGACATGGGGATGTGGGATAGGAGCATGTAGCATGAGAAGAGGAATGTCACTAGCGAAGAAAGTTGCGGTGCTGATGGGAGGAGGGGGGGGCTGGGAACCAACCTTCCTGTTCCTGGATAAATTCACTACCCTTGATGCAGCCCCATTGACCAGTCCTCGGACCTGTGAGCCAGGTCCTGGAACATGGACCGTAGAAACAGACACGGGCAACCTGCTCAATATCACTGGCGGGGCATTAGTACACACCGCAACAGCGACAAACAACCCTAAAATAAATGCCACCGCGACCCTGACGCGCGTGGCAGGGTTAGGATACTTTGCCAGTCTATTGCGAACCGATAACAACGCGCAATATTTTCAGATGTTAGCTGCCAACAATTTTGCAGTTTACGCGATGAGAGTGTCTTCAATAGTGAGTTTGACCACACCCAACGCTGGAAGTGCGGCACTGATCGAACCAGAAGCCCACACCTATTATCGGGCGGGCTATGTCTTGCGCTCAAGCGGGGCATATTACATCTTCGATGGCAAGCTAGTTTGGGTATCCAACACAAGCGCGGTGGATGTCAAGCCATCCATCGCTGATCGGGCAGGTAATGTCGGGGCGCTGGTAGATAGGGTTAGTTGCGCCGTCCTACCTGGTGCTTTTGCGAGCGATTATGGGTTAGCGACATTCCGGGTCGCCATACCTACAGATGGTGAGATTAAGGCGGGTGTAGCAGACGGGTTGACCGAGTTCACCTGGACACCCGCGGCTGGAGAAACCCTTAATCTCATGGTGCGCAGGACAGATGACGACAACTGCTGGATCGTGCGCTGCGTTCAGGCAGACAGCAAGATTTATTTGTATCAAAAAGAAGGTGGCGTTGAGACGGAATATGGCGCAACCGGAGGTATTGCCCAAACCTGGACAGCAGGAACGCCTTATCGAATTATTGTCCAGGCTTTCATCGGTACGATAAACGTTCACGTTAACGATACAGTTAAAATTATGTATACGTTGGCAGCCTTTAACCAGACTGCGACAGGCGTGAAAGTGGCTGGCTTCTCAGAGGGCGAGAACCTGATTGCATGGGCGCGACAATTATCGGCTACCAATATCGGATACATAAACCAGCTGTTTGGAACACCGATCAATGCCGCATTACCTCTGGCTACTCCCACTTACGATACGTCCGGCGAAGCCGTGCACCCATCCGTGAAATATATCTCGGCAGGTTGGAATGGTTATAAGTATTGGATGGCAATGACACCATATCCGGCTGGCGATGATGATATAGAGAACCCGTCCATTATTGTATCCAATGACGGTATAACATGGATCGAACCTGACGGAATTACCAATCCAATCAGCGGAGTGCCGTCCGTTGGTACGTTTTATTCAGACCCCGAACTTGTATTATCTGAGGACGGCGTAACGCTTTATTGCATTTATCGCTGGTCAAACGGAACTGACACATCTAAGATTTATATTCGTTCATCCACCGATGGGGTTACATGGAGCGCGGCGACAGAACTACTTACTGGTATAACTACAATTTTCGTCTCGCCGTCAATCGTATGGGATGGTACGCAATACGTCATGTGGCTGAATGACTCATCGGGCGGGTCTGGTGCATACAAGATCGTCAAGCGCACCTGTGCAACCATAGCTGGAACATGGTCTGAACCATCTGACTGTACGTTTGCGAATAAGCGACCTTATAATGATCTCTGGCATATTTCAGTTGTGAAAGTCGGCGCAACATACTACATGTTTGTAGGCTTATCTGCTCCTGGTGGATCAACTAAAGCGGATATATTTTTAGCAACAAGTTCAGACGGTGATGCGTGGACATTTGACCCTGAGATTGTTATACCGAGAGGCGAAACCGGAGCGTGGGACGAAGATAGGCAGCATCGGTGTTTCCCGCTTACAACTGACGGTGTTATTTTCATTTTGTATTATTCAGCCAAGAGTGTTGCAAATGCGTGGCACATTGGGCGCACGACATTTACAAGAGCATGACCCTCGCGCCGGTGCGACGGTGAAGATCACCAGCGGGAGGATGAGCAAGACCGCGGAAGTGTGGAGAAAAAGGACGGTTGATCAATGGCAAACATATTAACATCGACTGAAGCAGGGAATATCTTGCGATTGGCGTCGACGGATGCCGTGATTACCCTGCTGCTGCCGCAGATCGACGCGTACATTCGCAACGCCACCGGCCGGGATTGGAGCCAGGATGACCCGATCTCGCAGGACGCCAAGGCGGCGGCGCGGCTGCTGCTGGTGAAGTGGTACGAGGATCCTGGCGACCTGACCAGCGGGGCGAATGCGCTGGGGTGGGGGCTGCGCTCGATGCTGGTGCAGCTCGAAGCCAAAGCGCTGCGCTATTTTCGCTTCGAGGGATTGTCCGGGGTGGGGGCGATCTCCCTGCCGGGCGTGAAGCGCGGCGATACGGTTTCCACCCTGACCGGCTTGATCGGGGCGATCGGAAACCAAGCGGCGAGCTTCGAGAGCGTGATCACGGTGGATGGGCAGATCCAGCAAAGCTCCGGCAGCGACCTGAGCGCGAAATGGTTCGAGGCGTATATTGTGCCTCCGGAGGGCTTGTAAATGATCATTGGCAACAAGCCTACCAACCCGGGCGAGCTGCGCACGCCGATCTCCCTGCTCAGCCCGACGGTGCCCAGCGGAGACGGCGGATTCAACGCTCCCAGCTACGCGGTGGCGGCGACGGTGTACGCCAAATGGACCAACGTGCATGGCAGTGAGGTGTGGGCAGCGGAGGCGGTGCAGGCAATCCAACCGGCGACGGTGCTGCTGCGCTACTACGCCGGGCTCAAACCGACCTGGCGGGTGCGCAAGGGCAGCCTGGATTATGAGATCGTGAGCGTGGATAACATCGGCGAGCGGTCCGAATATATGGAACTGAAAGTGAGGCTGGTGGTCAATGGCTAAGGCAAAGCTCGATCTAAAAGGCTTTGAAGCTTACCTGGAAGCAATTGCGCAGGCCGGGAAGGATGTGGACGCGTCGGCAAGCAAGGCACTGCTGGCCGGGGCGCAGCCGGTGCAGGCGGAGATGCAGGCGCTGGCGCCGGAACTAAGCGGCAATCTAAAAGAGCACATCCAGATCGATGGTCCGTACCAGGAAGGCAATTATCACTATATCGACGTGGGGCTGATCGGGAAGAGAAGCATGACCGATGCAGATACCATGCGGTATGGATTGGCGCAGGAATACGGGACCAGCAGCATGGAAGCGCATCCGTACATCCGGCCGGGTAAAGACCGGGCGCGGGCGAAATCACGGGCGGCGATGCGCGAGAGCCTGGAAGAAGACGGCGTGCTATGACGATCTGGGAGATCACCAAAACAGCGTTGAGCGGGCTGGGCGTACCCATGGCAGCCAGCCGGTATATCGGGAGCGCGGACCAGCTCCCCGATCTGTTCCTGGTGTATTTCCTGGTCAGCTCGCCGCCGGAGCAGCATGCCGATAACGCGGAGACGCTGCGCAGTTATTTGATGCAGGTGAGCATCTATTCGCGAACGGGATTAACCGGATTGCCAGACGTCGCCGGTGCGATGGTCGCAGCCGGATTTACCAGGGGCCTCGAGCGCGAGCTGCCCTATAACCAGACCACCGGTCACTACGGCCAGGCGCTGGAATTTAATTATCTAGCAGAGGAGTAAAGATCATGACGAATAGCGGAGAGTATCGTAGTCTAATCGGCCTGGATAGCCTGTACGTTGCAGAAGTCACTGCCGATTCGGCAGCGGCTTACACGGCAGGCACGCCAGCCTGGCTGGCCCCGGCGGCGGAGGCAAGCCAGGAACCGACCACCAGCTTCGAGATCCAATATGCCGACGACCAGCCTTACGAGGTGATGGCCTCGGAGGGCGAGACCAAAATCGCTCTTAAAGTGACCGGGATCCCACTGGAAATGCTGGCAAAGATCACCGGGCGGGTGTGGGATGCGACCACCGGGCGGATGTACGACAATGCGGCAGTACCGCCCTACTTTGCGCTGAGTTTCCGCTCCCAGAAGTCGAACGGGTCCTACCGCTACTACCAGTATCTTAAGGGACGGTTCGACATGCCAAAGGACGAGGCCGCCACGCTGGCCGAGAAAGCCGAGCCGAAGACGGTGGACCTGACCTACACGGCGATCCGCACGGTGCATAAATTCGACCTGGGCGACATCGACGACACGGTCAAGCGGGTCGTAGGCGATACGGATGTGGTGGCTTTCTCGGCGACCTCCTGGTTCAGCCAGGTGCAGGTGCCGGGCGTGGTTACGCCATCGGCCCTGGCGCTGTCTTCCAGCGATCCTATAGATGATGCGACCGGCGTGGGCGTGAGCACCAACCAGACCCTGACCTTCAACAATGCGCTGAAGAGCACGTTAGGGATTGCCATGGTGAAAACAGACGGCACAATAAAGCCGTGTACGATCACCCTGGACGCCACGTCGAAGATCGTCACGATCGATCCGACTACCAATATGGCTACTACTTCGGTGTATATCATCACATACGCGGTGGAAGATATCTACGGCCAGACTCTGACCGGTGCGATCAACTTCACCACGGCGTAAGCCTGGCGAATCGCAAATCTACGGGGTGCATAGCTGCGAACAGACCGTCGCAGTTATGCACCCACAACGCATTGGAGGAACCATGGCAGAAGAAAAATTGAAACTGCTCCAGATCACGCTGTATGGCGAAGACGACGAAGTCAAAGCCAGCTACAGCCGGTCGTTTGTACCCTGGGCCGTGCTCAAGATGGCGGTGAGGATCTCGAAGACGCTTGACATCAACAATCCGAGCGAAGAGGATATCGACGCGCTGGCCGGGCTGGTGGTGGAAGCGTTTGGGGGGCAGTTCAGCGTGGACGAGCTGAGCAAGGGAGCCGACATCAGCGAAATGCTGGCGGTAATGACCACCATCATCGCCAAAGCACAACTGAACATGCCGGCAAACCCTACGCAGCCGCAGGGGTAGAACCTGCGGCGGAGACAGACGACCTGGAAGCGTTGATCGACATGGAGATCTCGCTGGTGCGGGCGTTCGGGTGGAGCCTGCACGAGATCGACGAAACGGCAATCGAAAGCCTGCTGCCGTTTATCGGGAGGCTGTCGAACACGGGTAGCGGAAAAAGCAACCCAAAGCAAGTTTTTTGCGATGAGGTCGATTGGCTATGAGCGACAACGAACTCTCAGCACGGATTTCGGCCGATACCACGGATTTCAAAGGTCAGATTGCCACGCTGAACCGAGAGATCCGGGTCCTGGAGTCTGGCTTCCGCGCGTCCGCAGCAGGACTGGGGGATTGGGAGAAAGACGCATCCGGCCTAGAAATGCGAATGAAAACGCTGAGCAGCGAGATCACCTTACAGCAACAGAAGGTAGGCGCGCTGCAAAGTGAATACAGCCGGGTGGCGGCCGAAAAAGGCGAAAACAGCCGGGCGGCGCAGGACCTGCAGATCAAACTCAACCGGGAAACCGAAACGCTCGGAAAGATGGAAAGCCAGCTGCGCACGACAGAGACAAATCTGAATGAGCTGGGCAATGAGAGCGAAGATACCGGCAAGGCCGTCCAGGAGATGGGCGAAAAGTCCGAGAAGGCAGCAAACAAACTCGGCGGGCTGGGGAAGGTGCTGCGGTCGGTCGGCGGAATCGCCAAGGGAGCGGTAGTGGGATTGGCGGCGGTCGGCGCAGCGGCGGCGGGCATTGCCATCGGGCTGGGCACGGCGGTGGTCAAACAATTCGGNGAGCTCGANCAAAANCTGGGCGGCTCNGAAGCCGTGTTCGGCGAATATGCGGCNGCGATCCAGAAATCNGGCGAAGACGCCTANAAGAACCTGGGNGCGTCGCAATCGGAATACCTGGCGACCGCCAACAAAATGGGCGCNCTNTTCCAGGGATCGGGGATCGACCAGCAGCGCTCGNTGGATCTGACCACGCAGGCAATGCANCGGGCNGCGGANATGGCGTCGGTGATGGGCATCTCCACGGAANACGCNCTNGAAGCNGTCTCCGGGGCAGCCAAGGGCAANTTNACGATGATGGANAACCTGGGCGTAGCCATGAACGCCACCAACGTCGAAGCCTACGCCCTGNCCAAAGGCCTGGACTTCACCTGGAATACAGCGACGCAGGCGGAAAAAGCTGAAGTTGCCATGCAGATGTTCTTCGAGAACACCCAGCAATACGCCGGCAACTTTGCCAAAGAATCCACGCAAACGGTCACCGGCTCGATCGGGCTGCTGCAAGCTGCGCTGGGATCTTTCACCGGCGGGCTGGGAAACGCCGATGCAGATATGACCAACCTGACCGGCAACCTGGTGGACGCGTTTGAGTCGGTCGTAAAAAACATAACCCCAGTGCTCGAAAATATTGTCAAAGCGCTTCCCGAGGCAATTGGGGCAATTGTTCCAGCCATCGGGAAGCTTTTGCCGACGCTGATCACCACCTTCGCCGGGCTGTTTACGCAAGTGTTGACCAGCCTGGTGGCCCTGCTGCCGACCCTGATCCCGGTGGCGATCGAGGCGATCATGACCATCGTCAACGCCCTGGTGAGCAACTTACCGCTGCTGATCCAGGCGGCACTGCAACTGATCCAGGGGCTGGTTGGCGGATTGATCCAGGCCTTGCCGACCTTGATCCCGGCGGCGATCGGCATACTGACCACGCTGGTGACATTTATCATCGAAAACCTGCCGCTGCTACTCCAGGCGGCGATCCAAATCATCGTCATGCTGGCGCAAGGGATCTCCCAGGCGCTGCCGACCTTAATCCCGGCGGTAACCAAGATCATCCCGCAGATCGTGATGACGTTGATCGAAAACCTGCCGCTGCTGATCGGAGCGGCGCTCGAGATCATCGTGGCGTTAGTCAACGGGCTGGTAGCAGCCCTGCCGACGCTGATCGAAGCGGCGCCCCAGATCATCACGGCGCTGGTGACAGCCCTGCTGGCGGCGCTGCCGCAACTTGGCGAGGCGGCAATCGAGATTATCGTGGCGCTGGTCAACGGACTGATTGAAAACCTGCCGAAGATCGTGGAAGCAGCGGGAGACATCATTGAGTCGCTGTATGTGGGAGCGATGGATTTGACCTGGAAGATCATGGAAGTGGGCGTCAATATTGTGACCGGGGTATGGGACGGGATCAAGTCAAAAGTAACCTGGTTTACCGAACAGGTAACAGGATTCTTTACCGGGATCATCGATGCCGTAAAGGAAAAACTGGGGATCGCCTCCCCCAGCAGGGTGTTCTTCGGAATCGGCGAAAACATGGCGCTTGGGCTGGGGCTGGGCTTTAGAGATGCCTTCCGGGGCATCGAAAGGGACATCGGGCAGGCGGTGGGCGGGTTGGCGCCGGCAATCAGCGTCAACGGGGCGGCGGGCGCCTACGGGACCGGCGGCTACGCAGCGCAGCCGATCATGATCAACGCCCCGATCAGCGGGGTGACCATCCTGAGCGAGTTGGACCTGCGCCGGGTGGCCTACATGATCGCCGAAGAGCTGCAGCGGGGAGGGATCTGATGATCCAATTGACCATCACCTACGACGGTAAAACGATCAATTTGCAGGCCAACGGCTACCGGGTGGACGGCTTCGCACCGCAGACGGCGGCAGACGAAAAGACCAACATCACAGAGCGGTTTGATGTTTTAGTGACCAGCCAGGCGCAATTATACGCCCTGGAAGCAGCGTTTGCCTGGGCGCGCAAGCACCAGAACGAGGGCAACGCGGCCTGGCTGAATTACGCCATCGACGAAACTACCGCCACCCAAAAGGCGATGATCGTCAACGGGATGGTGCTGCACGACATCCAGATGAGCAAACGCTGGCGGTTCGGCTGGCTGAAAGCGGCGGTAGCGATCGAGCGCAGGCCGGAATGGCGCGGGGCGTTGACGGCGATCTCCCTGAGCAACCCGTCGGGCAGCGGGACCGGCGGCGTGACCGTCAAAAACCACTGGGACACGGGCACAAACGATATCAATTATGTGGAAATCGCCGGGGCGTCGATCACAGGCGATCTGCCGTCTCCGCTCAAGCTCCAGATCACGAATAACTATAACGCATCGTACGGGGTGATCAAAGTTTGGGTGGGGCATAATGTGGAGAGCACGCCGGCGAGCTTGAACCCGGTGCTGGAAGGGGAAGCCGCGACCGGCGGCACGACCACCACGCCCAGCGCGACCAGCTCGAATAACGCCTACCAGACCAACAGCCTGACCGCGGACGGCGATGTGCTGCTGTTCACCTGGGCGCTTTCGAGCACGCTGCTGGGATACACCAAAGGTAAGTATTTTAAGATCTTGGGGCGCTTCTTGACCCAGGTGAACAATGTATGGTTCCGGCCGGACATTTATTACGGGACGGTGGTGCCGTTATGGGAAGGCCCATACACCCGGCCGGGAAGCACCTTGACCGATTACCTGTGGGACCTGGGCGTGATCCAGCTGCCCCCATGGCTGCTGGACGTGACCAGCCCGGATGCGCTGAGTTTGCGATTATACGGCAAACGGGCGGTGGCCAGCACGATCAATGTGAGCCTGGATTATTTATACTTATTGCCCCTGGAAAGCTACCGGCTGTTACAAGTCAATGGGAACGTGCCGTACCAGAGCGCGATTGTGGATGACGGCACGCTGAGCCAGTTGTACAGCCAGAATGCCAGCGCAGCCGCCAGGCGCGGGGATATCGTGGGCTACGGCGAACCGATCCTGGTCCAGCCGGGCAAATTGCAGCGACTGTATTTTCTGCACCATCATAGCTTTGCCAACTACGCCCAGATCGACCGGACGCTGAGCATCAAAGCCTGGTATGAGCCCAGGAGGTTGACGGCGTGACCCGGGCGATGCTTTACGAGCGCCAGTTCAGCGGGCGGGCGTTGAACCAACCCAATGCGGTCCAGAAAGTGGAGCGCTATTCGCATTCGGTATTCGGCGGGCCGAAAGCGGCCAGGATCAATTACACGGGCGGCGAGCTGGACCTGTGGGAGCTGATCGAGCGGCTGCGCTGCCCGGTGGAGATCTACAGTGATTTCGGCGACCGGACCTGGTGGGGATTCGTGGCCGGGGTGGAGCTCAAGATCGGGCATATTGCGATCAGCGTATCGATCGACAGCATGTATAACCGGGTGGCGGTGGCCTATAACCTGGTGGACGCCGATCTTGTTGGTGAGCGACAGACAACTGAATGGATGGAAGACGCTGATAGCGTAGCCTCGTATGGCGATCGGGAATTGCTGCAAACAGCGTCCGAATCGACCGCGGAATGGGCAGCGGCCATCCAGGAAATGCTGCTCAATCAAAAGCGCTACCCGGATCCCGGCGCTGACCATGAGCGGTCAGACGGCGCAGACGCCCACCGCCAGCCTGCTATGCCGGGGCTGGTTTAGCGCGTTCGACTGGGTCTATTACAGCAAAACGATTGCGCCGGTAGCCTGCACGACATCCGGAACAGGTACCCAGGTTTTAGGGAACATCGATAACAACGCCATCATAGCCCAGAGCTTCCAGTTACCCAGACAGGGAACCGTCCGAGGAATCTATCTGTTGTTGAAAAAAATAGGCTCGCCAACCGATGATTTTATTTACGAGATTCGGAGCGACAATTCTGGGGTGCCTTCCAGCACGCCCGGATCCAGGGGCACCATCTCTGGAAGCTCGATCAGCACAGAATTTGCCTGGAAATATATCGAGCTGGAAGCTGGCGCGGATGTTGTATTGGCCGGCATCCAGCCTTATTGGATTTATATCACCCGCGTGAAACAGGTCGAGGTAGACGATGAGCCGGTAGAAATGTATGTGTCGGACGCCGATAATTATTACGAACTGGATGTAACAGAAGGTCTCGAATATACCGGCGGGGTGATGAAACTTGGGAATATCAGCGCAACCTGGCGCGATCGAAGCCCGGACGCAGACTTAAATTTCATGGTCCCTTATTCGATCACTGAAGATACAGGCATCCAGGCAGCCGATATCGTTACAGCCAGCGGACAATTTATCAATTCACTTGCTTATATCAACAGCGGGATCCTTTCAAAACCCGGTACGTGATGGCGACGGGAAAGCGGGCTTTGAGCTGATGGAAATCCTTAAAATGGGAACCTCCAACAAACGGCGGATTCTGGCCACGATCGACGCGGAGCGTAACCTGATGATTTATGAAGAACCCCAGCTCACGGCGACCAACTGGCTGATCGACCGGAACGGAGACCTGAAAGACCGCTTCGACAACCCGATCCGGCGGGAAACCTGCCCGGTGGGGATGTGGGTGCGGCTGAAGGATGTGATCCCGAGCAGCGCGGATATCAGCCGGCTGGCGGACCCGACCCTGATCTTTGTGGATGAAGCAGAGTATGAAGTAGCCAGTGACACCTTGAAATTCATACCGCGGGATGTGCAAAATCCCTGGGAAATTGGAGTGGTAAAAGATGGCTAACGACCTGACCACCCTGGCAAAGCGATTGCGGCCATTGATCACCAGTATTGCACGGAGCGTCACGGTCCAGGTGGTTGAAAAGGGCCTGACCGGCGAGCACAGCCACCAGCAGAGCGACCAGGGCGGCAAGCTGGACCACGGCCTGGCGCTGATCGGATTGTTGGATGATGACCATACCCAATATTTGAATGTAACGCGGCACGACACCACCACGCGGCACACGCTGGGGAGTGTGGTGCCGCACGATAGCCACGGCAACTTGACCGGCGTGACCGCCAACCAGCACCACAACCAGGTGCACGGGATCGTATCCAGCGACCACACCGTGCTCGGGGCGGCGCTGAATGTGATCGGACTTTCGGCAACCAACACGCTGGGGGTTCTGACCTCCGCGACAGATGTCGGCACGACGCCGGCAGCGGCGATCCTGCGCAGCACGGCCTCCGGCGGGCTGACCCTGGGGACACTGAGCGTCAAAGGGGCGGTGGACATCACCCAGGACTTGACGGTCGGGGCAAATGTGCTGCTGGTGGATGTAAGCGGGAACAATGTAGGGATTGCCGGCGCACCCGACCCGCAGTTTGCGTTGGACGTGAACGGGCCGTTCCACGCCGACGCAATCTACGGGCCGCTGGGCAGGCTGCTGAAGGACTGCATTTTCCTGGCGCATTACGACGGGCCATCTTTTAGCTACGATTATGGTGGAAGTCCACAGACCGTCCAGGGTGAGATACCAACCACAAATACAGGCGGCGTGATCTTCCGAACGGCAAAGCATGGCAAGGGCGTACAAACAGCCTGGGCGACGGTCAATAAAATGACTAACCCTATCTTTGGGCATCCGACCTGGAATACCGGGATGGGAGACCGGCACAGACCTCACTTCAGCACTAAAATACTAACCCGACGTTGGTTTATGCCGGCTACAACAGCGCAAGGGTGAGGCGTGATACGTCCGGGAGCAGAAGGGTATTCTTCCAGTACATCAACGTCGGTAATATAAATACTCACACCTTATCGGCGTATGTGAAGAAGCTGGATGGTTCTGCGATTACAGCCAGTGACCTTAAACTCTATTATGGAGCTGAACAATCGACAACTTACACGAAGTTGGACAATGGATGGTATTTGCTCAGTGCAACAGTGACGGGCGTTGATTCTGCGGTGATTACGGGCGTGAGTATCGTAGCTTTAAGCACGTACTATTATATTGGCGGCGTTCAAATCGAAGAAAAAGCATACCCGACGCCTTTGGCGCATGGCAGTATGGGGCCAGGCCACTCGTGGGCTTCGGCCGAACATGAATCGACAACGACCAGAGCCATCTCGAAGCTAATTTATACCCACACATTGGATGTGTTCAAAGATTTCTCGATTGGATTCTGGGTACAGCCCTGGCTCGCTCAATCCGAGAATCCTGTAACAACCTGGGCAATGTGCTGGGCATTTGATGCCAATAACTATATCGGCATCGCGTATTCGGCTACTGGGATCTATCTCAGATGGGTATCTGCTGGCGTCGTTACAAATATCGGCGTATACTCCGGGGTCAATCGAGGGCAGAACTACCACGTAGGGATCGTTAAGGAAGGATCGACTTTAACGCACTACGTAAACGGAGAGAACATCGGGTCTGCTTCGATTTCCGGAATGGCTGGTATGCCCACCACATTAGCGGTCGGCAGCCTCTATGAATGGAGCTAATCCTTTCAGCGGTCTGATTGATGACCTCTATGCNCTTACACGAGCTCAGAGCCAGGATGACATCAAGGCGATCATCGATTCTGAAGTGCCGGTAGCGGCGGAGCACGGCGTGACGATCCTGGTATTCGGGCGGGATTGCGCCGATCTGGGTGGACGGTGAAGGCTTCTGGATGCGGGATAAGGACGGCGATCCGGTCTTTGGTTGGAGCGCGGTCAATGCAAAGTCCTGGGGTGGTGTAACCCTGGACGCCGGCGATAATCTGATCGGGCGATACGGGGCGAGCCTGGGCGGCTGGCAGCAGTGGGACCGCAGCGCCGGAGAGTTGGCGCTGGGATACGGCGAGACGAAGGCGATCCGGTTCTATGCGGGCAATGCGGAGATCACCGGTAAGCTGGTAATGCCCGGCACCGCGAGCGCGATTGCGATTGGCAGCACGCCTCCAACCGCAGCCAACGCCGGGACCGGGATCTGGATTGACAGGACGGGGATATACGGGCTGCTGAGCAACGCGTACCAGGCGAAGATCGACGCTGCAACTGGGGAGATAATAGCGGGCAGCGGTGACATAAAATTTGGCAGTTCCGGCTTTCGTATTTACCCGGAAGGTACGCCTAGAAACAGCACAAAAATCAGATGGCTGACCAATTCCGAAGGCGAAGCATCTTATATCGCTGGTTTGATCGATGTTACAGGCGGGGTCTCGAATTTAATCGAGAACACCACGGCTTTATCGTCTGGCGGTTATGCCACCGTAATTCTGCGAGCAAATAATTTCGGAGCTGCGGCTTCTGCAGAGTTGGATATCTATGCTTCAAGCAGTGAACAATATTCTGCCTTCAAAAAACAGCTACGCATCGATGGCGGACTATACGTAGGAAGCGTGGCAACTGCGCCAACTGACAATAATATTATCGCAGACGGTGGAATCTACCTGGGCCGGAACGCCGATCCCGGCGCAGGGAATGTAGCATATACCGGTTCGCTGAAGAGTTATAAAAACTCCACTGAATATGCCGGTTATATTTTCGTTCCCCTCGCTGCTCCGCTGACATCGACATCCTGGGATGGAGATGCACGATCCACGACATCGAAGACGTTGATCGACCTTTCAGCGGTTTTTGGCGCTCCGGCAGGAATCAAGGCGGTGGCGCTCAAAGTGATGACCCGAGACAGTGGATCGGCGGCCAATGAGACGTACATGGTTCTGGGTCCGACGAACACGGCGAATTTAGGGATCGAGGTGGGCTGCGCAGGGCTGGCAAACGATAAATGGAGCCGCGACTTTGTGATCGTGCCGTGCGACGCCAACGGCGATATCTACTATCAGATCATAGCCAGCGGGACGAGCACGTTCGATGTCACATTAGAGATCTGGGGATACTACATATAAGACCTGCTATTAGAAGTCAAGAGGCCGAACCTTAACAAATCTATCGAATAACGTAGGGACGCTGTTCCTTCAGGATGACAAAGATGCGTGTAAGGAGCTTATGGCAAACTGCGCCAAGCGCCGTGCCGTGATGTTTACCTTCGTTGCGTTTTTTCTGGTAATACTCCTTGAGTGAAGGATCATGGAGGATGGCAGCGGTGGCAGCCAGCCAGAGGGCATGGCGGAGATAAGGCGAACCCCGCTTGGACATGTGGGCTTCGGAAGCTTCGAACTGGCCGGTTTGATAGACGGTGGCATCAATACCGGCATAAGCGACCAGTTTGTCAACTGTTTCGAAACGCTGGATGTCACCGATCTCAGCCAGGATAGCCGCACCAGTTGACGGGACCAATTGCCCGGGATGGAAGTGATGTGCTGTGGGATTTGCTGCATGAGTTCGGCAATGACCTGGTCGACCTGGCTGCGTTGTTCATCCAGAAGATCCAACTGCGCCAGAAGGCAGCGCATCTCGATGTGGACTGCATGGGTCAGGAAGCCCACTCCCACCGATTGGCGGGCTGATTGTCGGAGCTGCTCGGCTTTTTGCGGCTCCAAAGCGCCCGCGGCTGGCATGCGTCAGTAAATCGCACAGTTCCTGGAGGTCGAAATCGGCGAATTCCTGGGCGGAAACAGCTTCTTGCAGCACCGCTCGTGAGGCTTGCAGAAACACGTTTGAAAACAGGTGCTCATATTCTGGGAAGACCCGATCCAGGATGGTCAGGAGCTTGCGCTTGAGGTCACCTGCCTGCTCGGTCAGCCGGAAGCGAAAACGGCTCAACTCGCGCAACTGCAAGAAGATCGGTAAATTCTGCTCGGTCGCTGGCAAATTGGCAATGCGAATGTAATCGGCAATCCAGACTGCGTCGCTGGCATCCTTCTTGACCTTGCGGATCCCGCTTTTGCGATAAGCCGCCACTTGCAGTGGATTGAGTACGACCACCGAGTAGCCTTTGCGGGTCAGTTCATCGTAAAGACCCAGCCAGTAATGGCCAGTGGCTTCCAAGCCAACGGTGACATCCCCGCTCAGAGCCTGAAGTTCACTGAGCAACTGGTCAAAACCGGGTCGGGTGTTGGCAATCGGAAAAGCGGCTTTCACAATTTCCCCTTTCTCGTCCAGCAGGGAGACAGCATGTTTGAGCTTGGCAACATCGATCCCACAATAGAACATGAGGCACCTTCCTGATAGAAAATGAAGCGAGGTGACCTCAGACATCTACGAGACTCTCAGCCTTGTGAGTGATGCGCCGCCGAACGGCAACCTGCTTATTCGAGACCTCTCGTAGAGCTGAGGCGGCAGTCTTATGGCCGAGGCTAAAACCTCAAGGAGAACAACGTCGACCTCAGCTTCTACGAGTATTGTATGCCAGTCGCCTGACTGGTGCCACAACTTATTTATACAAGGAGAAAATCATGCTCAAAAAGAAAATCAAACAACCGGAAACCCAGCAACCGGACCCGGCGACGGCGCCGGTGATCGATCTGGTGATCCGCTATGACGGGCGGACGGGACAGGTGGGGCTGACCGTGATCGGCGGATCGACCGACTACGAATCGGCGTACCGGCTGCTGGATGCGGCGCGGGTGGTGGTGCAGCGGCAGGAGCGGGAGGCGTTGCTGGAAGCAGCGGCTATGCAGGGGACTGAAGAAATGACGGAGAGGGTAGAGGTTTAATGGAAATAATTGAATATGACCCTCCACTCGATGCAGGTATTGAGGATGTCAGTTAATAAATTAAATCGAGCGGGAATAGAAACATACGAATCTTGCGAAGGAGGCCCTTGGGCATGCCTACCCAGAGCCTACCATTCGATTTCACGGAGAACGCGCAGAAGGTTTTCGGGCATTATCAGTGGCGCTCCAGAACAATCTTCCAGTACGAGGACTGAAACGTGTGTGGGGCATCCTTGACGGCGAACCCGTTGGACCAACCTGGGAACTTACATTCTTCGCGAAAGATTAGCGTCCTTGCTGATTGAGTCTGGCGCATTCTTGGCATAATGGTTTACCGCCAGTGCCATCCCTTAGATTTTCGCGTTCGATATTGTTACCCGAATTGCAAGCGGTGTTATTGTGATGTACAGCCTGTTTAATCGAGTGCCAGGGTGATTTTTTGGGCATCTTGTATTCTCCTTCCTACTCACCATAATTTTGAATAACTGTGCTATACAGCTTCCAACAACATCACTTCGTTCATTGATGGGTGAATCTCGATCGGAAATTAGCTAAATCTAATCAACACTGGTAGTAGCGTTGCCGGAAGAATCCACTTAATGTTTGCGTGCAAACATTAACAGCGGGCGAACACCCAGACACTGATGGCGGTGCTGAGCGATGCGCCATAAATCGATAGCAGCACCGGCCAGGGCTTGCTGGCGTCGACGCCCATCAGGCCGGTATAGCCGAAAAAGATCAACATTTGCAGCGGGGCAAGATAGTAGTGCCTGGGGATCCTGCGATAGATCGAGCGTAGATCGTAGCGCATAAGCCGGCGATGGACTTCCAGGACCAGCAGCCAGCGATCCAACCGGTTCAGGTTTGGGATGATGGCAGCGAAGTTTTTCCAGGTTTTCATTGGGGAGTATTAGAGGCGGATAAATTTCCTGAAAACAGACAATCCGGCCGTTGCGAAAAGGGTATAGACGATCACATTGCTGATGAAATTCAGCACAATATCCTGCGAGCCATCTGGCTTGAGCAAATGCCCGATACTGGCCAATGAACCTATCACCAGGCCAGCCAAGATGCCGTAAAACCAGATCGAGCGCCGTTTTTTGATAGTTGTTTTTACAGGAGCCGTTACAGGGTTTGGTTCTTGAACAATTCCGGGCGGTTTTCTGGCTGCGGCCTGGGCGGCTTCCGCTTCTCGATCACGCCGGCGGGCTTCTACTTCTTCGGGCGTGAAGATGGTCAGTAATATGTTGACGCCGATGGATTCCTTGCCTTCCTCACCGCCTGTGACATCGGTCACCGAACAAACCACCTGATAGCCACTATCCATCAATGGCGCCAGCTCAGCGGCTACTTTTGAAGATAGAAAACCAACTTTGTATTGATCCTCGCCCCAGGGGTCGTCGAGCGGAATAACATAAGCTGCAATCGCATTTAAATCATAGGAATTATCCGGCTCACGTTCCAGGATCAATACTTCTTCTTTGCTTGCGAATTTCCGGATGAGTGACTGGCGACTGCGCCCGTCTTCGTTATCTCCAGTTACCCCCGCGAGTTTGCTATAGAATTGCTTTTCCACAACGGTCCCCTTTCAGCCGGCGACGATAGTTATCCTTCTGCAGGGCGAGCAAGCGGGCTGCGCTTTTTACGCGCTTCCTGGCGCTCTAATTTGAGTCTGGCAATTTCCAGGAGCTCCTGGCGGTCCGATTCGGGCAGCAGGCTGTAAACTTCGCGCAATTCGGCCATGCCATGCACGGCTTCACGCTCAGGCGGCAGCAAGCCGGCTTTACGGAAGACAACTTCAGGAGGGAGGCTGAATGCTTTTGCGATTCCATGCAAGCTGTCTGGTGATGGATTCCGTTCCTCTCTGATAATGTTCCCGATTGCACCGCGGGATAGATGCGCAGCCCTGGCGAGATCTGCTTGAGTCCAGTTCCGATTTTCCATTTCAGAAAATAACCAATCTACGAATGTAGTCATAACGTTTTCACCTGAATACATTTTGCATCAATAAGTAAATTCATTGGTGGTTAATATGGATTCTACTGTTGACAAATAATACAATGTCTGTATAATAGTATTCAGTTGTGGTCGTAAAGGACACAATAGTGGTGGAGGTTATTTTGGCTAAAAGAGTTTTACGGAATGTTTCATTAGAGCAAACAGATTTCAGTATCGTTCAAAACTTTGCTTTGAAAACCGGATTAGGTGGCAAAGGTTTCTCTACTGCCTTGCGTATGATCATCCGCGAGTGGAAAGAAATGAAAGAGCAGCGGGCGAGGATCACAGAAGCGGGTCAGTCGGCGTTGCACGACGCCCAGGAGCACGAACCGGAGCCGTAGAAAATGTTTGCGTGCAAACAATTGCACGAATGGAGGGGTCCATGGAAGAAGAAAAGCAAGTAAAGACGTACCAGCATTTCGACTTTGTGATCGAAGAGATGACAGAAGAGCAGGCCCAGGCGTTGATGCGCACGATTGTGAGTATCGCGGAGACCCTGGGTCTTTTCGTCGGTGGGGGATACCACCAGACCAGCGATGCGAATTATCCTTCGTCTGCGCCAGCTCCTTCGTCTGCGTCAGCTCCTTCGTCTGCGCTGCGCTTCGCTCAGGACGTTGGCAACGCTCAGGACGCTGGCTACGCTCAGGATGCCTCGGAGGTGGTCCATGGCTCCGAAGAAGCTTGAAGCATGTAAAACCCACGATGATTTCGTTTCCTACAGCAGGAAGCGCAAGGCGCGGGTCGAGCCGGGCGGCCGGCATACGTTGATCTTCCCGCCCGAAGGCGGCCTGGTTCCGGTGCCGCGTCACAAAGGCGATCTGGCCACGGGAACGCGCTATTCGATCATCAAGGCGCTGACGGCGCTTGGCATGGCCGGATTGGTAATTATGGTCGCCCTGCAGGCGCTGATCGGGTGACATGGCTCATGTATAGCACAGGGATCTAACCGATGACAATATACTGCGATTTTTAGCCTGATATCAGCCGTTTATATTCTGCTGGTTGCCTACGGGATCGGCTATGGGGCATTTACCGGAATGGCCGAACGGCGAGGTTATACGGAAGGATTTGCCTGGTTGATTGCCGGGATCTGGGCGCTGGTGACGGTGGGAGCGATGGCGGCGATCTGCTGGCAAATGGCGCTGATCCTGGTCGGGGCGTTCCTGTGCTCGGGGCTGCCGATTGCGGGGCAGATGATCTGGCGGTATGTGCGCCGGCGGGAGAAGGAACAGCAGGCCATCCGCCAGGAATGTTTGCGTGCAAACATTTTGGAAGAGGATGACGACGATGTCCGATAAGCCGCGACTCTGGCCGAACATCATGAAGCGCTATCGCGACGACGCGGCAACCGCGGCAGCCAGTGGGATTCGCAGCCTGGCGCCGGTGGTGGATGGAAAACAGGAATTCAGCGAAACAGAGCGGCTGAGGCGGGAATCGTTCGCATTGCGCATGCTGCACCGGATTTTATTTTTTATGAAGGCGGCCGGCGCGCCGGTGGATGATGTGGAATGAGCGCCAATGCGCAGTCCTGCGCGATCCAGAAAGAAGAAGGCCTGAAATGAACCCACAATCAATCGAACCACCATCAACCGGGAATGCTGTGGTGGGTTGTTTTTACGCAGCGATATTCGACCTGCTATTAGCCGGCGTGATCTGCGGCGTTGTGCGTCTGATCCAATTTTTCAGTGGATAAATCTTAGACCCTGCCCCGCTCGGGATAACCGGGCGATTCCCCCTCCGCACGGGTGTGCAACGACGGGGCGGGTGGTTTCTCTCCTTGGTAAGGTGACCTGGCTGGCCAAAGCCAGGTCACCGGAGGGGATCTATTTTGAAACTTTCAAGAAAGGAGCAAGCAATGGGAGCAGTCGAGAAGATCAATTTTCTACCCATGAATCCGGAAGAGCTGGCAAAGCTGAAGAAGTTCCTGGAGACCACCAGCGAATTCATGGACGTGGATATCCGGGCAACGGAAGTGACCAGCGTACAGGTGATGGTGGACGCCGACCGCCCGGACGTGGTGACCGTCGTTAGAAAAATTGCGCTCAGCGAGAATCGCAAGCGCAAGGAAGCCGGGGCGGGATAGGTTGAAATTCCCCGGTTTCTCGCTGCCGGATGGTGCATATATACCGCCTGAGCTGATTTACCTTATTCCTCATATCAGCGGGGGTTCGCTAAAGGTATTGTTCATCATCCTTCACAATAACCTTCAAGTGGGTGGAAATGAATCGCTTAGCCTGACGGATCTTGAAAAATTAACCGGGCTATCCAGAAAGCAAGTGATTCGCATCCTGAACGAACTGCTTGAAGAAGAGATCATCGAGCGCCAGGCGGTTGGGCAAAGTTATGTGTATGTTCCAACATTGCGCGCCGGGAGTGATTTTCAATCAACTAGGCGACTAATGTCACTAGCTCGGACAGAAATGTCACCAGTTGGGACAGAAATGTCACCAGTTGAGTCTGAGTCAGAAAGAGAGTTAATTATTAATTTAAATCAAAATAATAAACTTTCTGACTCCTCTGACTCCACTACGAACAATGACAAAATTACACTGCTCAAAAAACTGCGAGCCTGCGGGGTGTACCTGAAGACGGCCCAGGCAATCGTCGCCGATAACACACCGGAAGAGATCGAGCAGCAGCTCAAATATTACCGCTACGCGCTGGAAAAGAACCTGGCGCAGGGTCCGGGCTGGCTGGTGCTGGCGTTGAAGGAAAAATGGCCGGCGCCGTTGGGCTACCAGGCCGAACCGGATGATGAACTCAAGCGCAAGCGCTACGCCAAATGGAACAACCGATAAATGTTTGCACGCAAACATTTTCTGAGAATATGAGAGAGGGAACCATGAAAATCAAGCTGATCTGGCTATTAGGAACTGCCGCCGTTACGGCAGGGATCGTGAAAGCCCTGGAAGAAGTGGGGATTGCCAATCCAGGCTACGGGTTGGCGGTCTTCCTGACCATCCTGTTCGTAGGAACGGCGCTGCTGGTGGACGGCATGAAAACGAGGGTCCAATGATCGCCAATGTGCCCACCAAATATATCCTGGCCAATCCCTGGCAGACGCGCAGCCGGGTGGATTACGAATACATCTCCGACCTGGCCGAAGATATCGAGCGCAACGGGCTGCTGCAAACTCCGATCGGGCGGTTTCTCGATTCCGGCCGGCGGCCGGTGGACCCATTGCTGATGTCCAAGATTGGGCCGCGTGAGATCGAGACCGGGATCATGGCGCGGGAAGGCTATTTCGTGGAGATCGCCTTCGGGCACAACCGCCTGGAAGCGTACCGGTACAACGAGCTCAATCAGGGTCCGGCCTGGCAGCGGATGCCGGTGGATATTCGCCAGATGACGGACGAGCAAATGGCGCAATACGCCTGGGCGGAGAATGAGCAGCGCCGGGATATCTCGCCGATCGAACGGGCACGGGCAATCCGCAAGCGCCTCGACGACTTCCACTGGACACAAGAGCAGGCATCACAGCGGCTGGGGATTGCCCGGTCCACCGTGGCGAACATCCTGCGCCTGCTACAACTGCCGGAGGACGTGCAGGATGAGCTGCTGCTGGGGAAGATCAGCGAACGGCAGGCTCTGGCGCTGCTTCCGGTAGCCAACAGCGAGCAAGCGCAAGAGATCGTGCAGGCGGCGGTCAGTGGGGCAAGCTCGGACGAAATCCGCGAGCGGGTGAGCCAGGCAAAAGCGGAGATGGAAGCGGAAGAGATCCCCTCGCAGATGTCTTTCCGTGACGGACCTCCTGACCCGGAGCCCTTGCCGGAATTCGACGGCGGGCAAGAGCGCAGCTGGCAGCCTGAAGCGGAGGCGACGCCGGAGTTTCCGACACCGGAAACTTTCGAGGAAAAATCGCCAGAACCTGAGACAGCTCCAGCGCAGCCGCCCGCTCCGAAACTTGCGCCCCAGCCAACTCCTGCGCCACAACCGGCGCCGGAAGAACCGGAGACCTGGGAGAAATCCATTATCCAGGCCACGGGTCACCTGGTCTGCGGATGGCGGTATGGGCAGGTTTGTGACGGTGGGGATGAGAGCCGGAACGAAGGGGATCCCGGGCTTCCGGGTGATCCGCATGGAAGATCCGGAAGTGACACCCGAACTGGTGAACCTGATGACCGATATGTTGATCGACCTGTCAGGTAAATTCGAGGGAGAGGCCCAATGAACTACCAGATCGTAATCGAGGGGCAGACCATCCCGATCCCGGAAGAGATCGGGGAAGACGATGAAATGGTGCGCAAGACCCTGGCGCCATTCTACCCGGACGCGGCCAACGCCATGATCACGCGGGTCACAAAAGGCGAGATGATCACGATCAACGTGGTGAAGCGGGCTGGGACCAAGGGGAATTACCGGCTGGCGCTGGAAAAACTGGAAGAATGTGCGGGCGGGGAGAATCCGGCGATTGCCCTGTACCGCCAATTCCAGTTGGACGTGTGGGAAGAGCTGGGACCGGAAGAGCTGCTGGCGCTGGACGGGCAGATCGAGCAGGTGCTGGCAGAAGGTGAAAAACAGGCAAAAGCGATCAAGCACGCCCGCGAGCGTCTGGCGGAAACGCGGCCGGTGGCTGCGGCGGTGGTCGTTACAGGTTTTTAGCGTTGGAGACCATGTTGAAACTCGCCGAAGCCGTGCAAGGCCTGCGCCGGCTGCAAATGCCGAAGCTGGATGATATCCAGATCGAGCTGCAGTACGCCCGGCACTCCTGCAAGGCAGTGGGGATCGTGGAAGCGATCTCACCGGGCCAGGCGCCGTACATTTACAGCAAAGCGGCGCTGATCGAAAGCCGGGACGGAATCCCGGACCTGTTTTCCTTGGCGCTGGAAAAGATCAGCGCAAAATGCCCGATCGACACCGACCACATCGAAGAGCAACTGCTGAACTACGAAGGCGAGCTGGTCCTGATGCCGGAGCCCCAGGGCTTCCCATATTCACTGGATGAGCTGTATGAGATGCTGGGCGAAGACCCGGACAACCTGATGGACACGCCGCTGGAATGGTTCGTGATCGCATTGGGCGGAAACCTGGAATGGGAACACCTGGAGATCCTGGTCGAGCGCTACCCGATCTGGAATGTGAGCCTCGAAGAGCTGCCCGGGGACGGAGACCTAGATTGGCCGAAATTCAAGAAAGCATTGAATCGAAACGGGCTGGAAGAATTTGCGGCCGCCTTCCAGGTGATCTGGCACGACACCGGCAATCTATACCTGGATTTCAGCCCGTTTGGCGATGACGCCTGGGACTGGGAACTGCCGGAATTCGGGCTGGAAGGGGTGCAACTCCTGATCGAGCAATACACAATGGCCCAGCCCCTGCTGGATGGATTCCAGGCAGCGCAAGAGCGGATCCGGCAGGCGCCGGAGATCTATCGCGAGATGGTCAAGATCATGAAGCGCTGCCTGAAAGAATCCAAACCGCAGGCGAAAACCTTGCCGGAAGTGTTTGCATGAACGCCATCCCAATCCTGCCAAAACCAGAATACAAAGTAGACGCGGCGCTGTACTTCCTGGACGGCCAATACCTGTTCAAGATCTTCACCGGCAAAACCAGCGCCAAGTTTGTGACCGCCAAGGATGTGGCAGCAGCCTTCGATGGGAAAGAGGAAGACACCGGCTGGCTGGCGCCGGGCGTAGTGCGCTGCGGACATAATGCGGGCGGCGATTGGTACGTATACAGCACGCCGCCCCAGACGACGCTGATCAACCTCGACGATGGCGGAGGGATCAGCACGCTCCAGATCCCGCTCCCGCGCCTGGTGCTGCTGGCTATAGGCGGGAATTATTACCTGTGGGCGCTGGCCGATAAGGCGTTCTCGCCGGATTCCCTGGCCTATAAAGCGCCGTACCCAAATGTGTACGAAGACGGGAAGATCTGCTGGGGAAGCAATCCGGTTCCGAAGATCAGCCTGGAAAAAGCCCGCGAGCCGTGGAAGCTGTTTTTCGAGGCGCCGTTCAACGGCCACTTGGTCAACGGTAAATCGCAGGAGCACACCCATGACGTGCGCCGGGCGCTGCGCGGATTGGCGGATCGAAACGCCAGGCGCTATCCGGCGGGTGATCTGGTCCCCGAGCGCAGCCCGATTGGGCAGTTGGTGAAAATGAGGGTAGGACAATGATCGATTATCACGTCATGACAACATCTGCGGTTCCGCCACTTTATTCGGGTTTGTACCGTTATCTGATGGCGGCCAATGGGGTCTTCATCGAAGCCAACCGGAATGGGCTGGGCATCCGGGCGCGCTTGATCGGGAACGGCAGCAAGCTGGTGGGCCTGCACTCGCTGGAGAATACTTTGCGCCTGGATAACGGGCGGGTGGACCGGGAGACGGTGCGGCACATTATGCTGCGCTGCTATTTTGAGTTACCCAACGAGGTGCTGTTTTATCTCACGCCCTGCCATGGGGCCTGGTCGCTGCGCATTCCGGATCAGGTGCAATCGCCGGGAGGGGTGCGCCCGGTCGATCCGTTCAATATGATGGCCCGGGATGCCTTGATCGAGGTGCATTCGCACAACAGCATGCCGGCGTTTTTCAGCATCACCGACGATCACGACGAAACCGGCTTCCGGATCTACGCCGTGATCGGCAAGATCGACAGCCAGCGGCCTGAAATTCGGGTGCGGGTGGGTGTGTATGGCAACTTTATCCCGGTCCCGGCGCACCTGGTATTCGATCTAGGCGGCTCGCATCTGCGCGACGCGGCGGAGTGGAACGAGCGATGATCACGGCGACGGTGAGCGTGCAGGATGTGCTTAATTACGATTACGCCCGGGCGCGTAAGCTGCTCCTGCCGGCAGAGCGATCGGTCAATCTGGCGCTGATCGGCTGCGGGGGCACGGGCTCGTGGCTGGCGCCAACGGTAGCCCGGGTGGGGCGGCTGCTGATGGAAAAATTCGACAAGGAAGTAAATATTGTCTTTTGCGACCCGGACCGGGTCGAGGAAAAGAATATCTACCGGCAGAACTTTTGCGCGGCGGAGATTGGCGAAAATAAAGCCGAAACCCTGGCGTACCGTTACGGGCTGGCGTGGGGGCTGGAGATCCAGGCCAGTCCGCAGGCATTCGCGAGGGATATATTCCGGGCATCGTACCGGAGCACGACGGTGCTGATCGGGTGTGTGGATACGCCAGAAGCGCGGCGGTCGATCGCCAAAGCCGGCCAGTGGTGGCTGGACTGCGGAAATCATAAGAACAGCGGGCAGGTGCTGCTGGGAAACGGAAAAGAGCGCCCGGATGACCCGTTCAGCTTGCCGGGATACTGCTCCTGGCTGCCATCGCCGGCGCTACAACGGCCCGAGTTGCTGGTAGATGAACCAACCGGCCCAGTGAGCGCAGCAAATCTATCCTGCGCCGATCTGGCGCTGCTGGACAGCCAATCGCTGAGCATCAACCAGCGGATTGCGGCGGAAGCCGGCGATTTCCTGATCCGGATGCTGATAACGAAGGACCTGCAACGCATGGCGGCGTATATCGACCTGGCTGCGGGATCGGCGCGGTCGGTGTATATCACGGAGGAGAACATCCTAGGAGGAAGGGATGGACATTCGGGAGATGATCAATAAGTTTTTTACGCCGGAAGAGCGCTACCGGCGGCAGGCGCCCTGGGGATTGAACCGGCAGAGCAAGCATATGGGCCCGGGGTGGATAAAGAATACCAAGAAGTATGCCGATGGAAGACAGAAAGCAGCGCATAATCGAAAGCAGATGAGGAAACGGAAATGAGCATACCTGAGCCAATCAGCGAATCAGATTATCTACTAACCCAGACACAGATCGGGTTTCTGGCAAACCTCGTGCGGGATATGCCATTGCACGAATTCCTGGCAGCAATCAGCCACGCCGATACCGTGGCGCCGATTGTTGATCCGATTGCATGGATACGAGGCGAAAAAGAAATGCACAAGATCGAGCGCCTGGCGCTCGGGCTGTTGCAATTCCAAAAGGTGATCCATGAGTTGATGGCGGAAGTGGAAAATAGAGGGCCACAGCGATGAGCGAACCATCACCGATCTATCTAAATGACACCCGCGGCGACTACTGGCAAAAGGTTGCCGAAAAGGAACGGCAGAAATCCGAAGACAACTTGCGCCTGGCTGCGGAGCGGGCGAGCGAGATCGCAGAGCTGCGGCAGGAGCTCAAAGCAGCGCGGGCGGAAGTCGAGCGGCTAAAACAAAACCTAGACAATCGCGACTATGAAATCAAGCTACTCAAGGGATGGTTGGAGGAGGAGAAATGAGCGATAGGTATCCGTACCTAACCGAAGATGACGAATTTGACTGCGAAAATGGGAGTCCCGTTGACTTGATGGTGCTTGTAAATTCTATCCGCGCTGAGCTTGCCGCGGCGCGGGCGGAGGTGGAGCGGCTGAAAGCTGAGAATAAGGATCTCCGAAAGTTCATTAGTGACAATACTTTCGGCATTGGATATTCATATGAAGAACACTGAGACGACTAAATACTCGATCATCTTTGAGCAGCCTGACCTGTGGAACGAAAAAAGCGAGATGGTTATCCTGCAGGCAGCAGACCTGCTCGGAAGAGAGTTCAGCCGGCACACGGGTCTCGACCCGGTGATCAGCTTCAATCGAGTATTCGGGGTGGTCAAAATCAGGTTCAATTCGACCCTGGTAACCCTGGCGAGCGCGCGTTACAGCACCATCATATTCCGGCACAATGATGCTGTCGATCTGGCATTGGCAATCCATGAGTTTGCCCACCTTCTTGGCGTACAAGCCATGAATAAACCGACCAAGCAGATGTGGGCTGATAAGGTCAATATAAAAGATTGCAGTCTGTGGCCTGGAAGCCACCCGCCTTCCCTGGCCGGCTACAACGTGGTCGAGAAATACTGCAATCTGTTTGAAATCTGGATGCTGGGACTGTTTGCCCTGACTGAAACCGGCGTATTGGGCAATGAATGGATCGAGGTCAATATGCCGATCTGGATCAAGATCATCATGGAGAAGATGTAATGAAGAAAATCACGAAATGCCTATTTGTGTTGTTAGCAATTGCCTTGCTGGTGCAGGTTATTCCTGCCATGGCAGACGGACCAGATCACCGGCCCGATACGTGGGAAATCAGAGCCACGGCGGAAGCTGCCAAAAGAGAAATCCGCCAACCCGAGCGATCGGCGGCGCCCAGGGCGACTGCGACGGCGATCACCCAGCCGTATCCTATCGAGACGCCTGCTCCGTACCCGATGCCGGAACAATCTAACAACATCTTTGAGTGGCTGCGCAAGCTGCTGTGGAAGGTCGAATAAATCATGAACAGTACATTGGCAGTTTATGATTGCCCGGAGCACGGCGAAATCCTGGAAGACCAGGTTTATTTCGATGGCGCAGAAGACAGCCTGTGTCTGGTATGTGGAAATGTAGTAAAGCGACGAACAATCGAAGTTGACGGGAGACATATCCCGGTCATCAAGCAGGTAGATTACAAACGCTGGCTGGAAGCGCGAGGCATGTACAGCCTTGAAAATAACCTGGAATGAGCTGATCAAGCTGAAAGAACGGGGTGGGCTGCGGATTCTGGATGTGATCCCCGGCCAGGGCACGGATACGACCATCATTGTCGAAAAGGAGAAAATAACCATGCCGGCAATCCTGATCAAACCAAAACGCGGCCAACTCGGGGGCAGATTGGCGCAGCTCTGCGAAATGGCCAAGCAAGATCCGGGCGTGGCGAAGCGGGTAGAATTGACGCGTGGGCTACGCGTGGATGCACTGATCGAGCGGGATACCTTCCGCCTGCAGATCAGCCGGGCGGATGTGTATCCTAGCCTGAACGAATGGCGAATCACGGTTGGCAATCTGCCGTTCGATCTGACCGAAAACACGCCGGAACAAATGCAGCATAAGACGGGTTATTACTTGCGGGGAGCCTGGCCGATTACCAGTATAACCAATGGATGACACCATGATCACGCATGAAGATGTTGAAGCGCTGGTGAAGCTGCGCAGGTATTTCAGGCCCGGGCAGCTTATGCTGCTGGCCAGCCTGATCGAGGAGATCTGCACCGAAACCGGGTTTGGCGGGATCGAGATCATCCCGGAGAATGCCCAGGTGGTGCTGGCAAACCGGCGGGTTGAGACGATCAAGGCGACAAAAAGCTATCGATGACCACGAAACCGGAAATGCCAGAGGATAGCCTCCCGGTACTGTTGACGGGGGAAGATATTGCCCGGATCATGCAGATCAGCCTGGCGCACGCGTACCGTCTGATGCAGGGTCCCGATCTGCCTGTGATCCGGATCGGGAAGATGGTGCGAGTCAAGCCGGCTGATTTGGAAAAATTCTTACACGAACATACGACCCATAAATCGTAGTAGAATTTCGGCATAGAGGGAGCGTGCTGGAATGGGCAGGTCGCATGGAGAGGGAACAGTTTACCGCAAGATAGACGGTAATTGGCGCGCCCAGGTCACCATCGACGGGCAGCGTTTATCGTTTACGGCGCCAACCCGGAAGGCCTGCGCAAAGTGGTTGCAGTCGATTCTGGGACAGATCGAGCAGGGGCTGACCTACGATGCCACACGCACCACTTACGGGGATTACCTGGATGGCTGGCTGCGCCAGAAGCAAACGGTGCTCAGAATCCATACCATCGAACAATATCAGCGCACGATCCATAAGTACATTCTCCCAGGCTTGAAAAATGTAAAACTGAATGAGCTGACCTCCGGGCGCATCCAGGGGCTGTATGACCAGCTCAGGCAGCAGGGCGTAACACCCAGGGCTGTGCAGGTTGTGCATGCGGTGATCTATGGCAGCCTGCAGCAGGCGCTCAAGCTGGGGATCATCGGGCGCAATCCAGCGGATGCTGTGGTCAAGCCGGCTGTTGTCAAGCGTGAGATGCGGGTTTGGAATGAAAGCCAGATCAGCAAGTTTTTAGTAGCAATCCAGGGGCAGCGCAACGAAACGCTGTACCGCCTGGCGCTGGCCACGGGCATGCGGCGCGGCGAGCTGATCGGCTTACAATGGAGCGACGTGGATTGGCTGGGAAAGTCGATCTACGTGCAGCGCCAGGTCACCCAGCCGGACGGTGGGGGATTTGTATTTACAAGCCCGAAGACTGCTGCCGGCAGGCGTAAAATCAACCTGGGTGATGGTTTGATCCAGGCATTCCGGGAGCAATATGGCCGGGTGCAAACATTGCGGGCGGCGATCGGGAAGAATTGGAAGGAAAACGATTTGGTCTTTCCGAGCATGGTCGGGACGCCGATCGATGGTTACAACTTGAGCAAAGAATTTCAAGAGCTGGCTGCGCTTGCCGGCGTGCAGAAGATCCGCTTCCACGATCTGAGGCATACGGCGGCGTCGATGATGCTCAATCACGGGATCCCGGTGATCGTGGTCAGCCGGATTCTCGGGCACAGCAAGCCGTCGATTACGATGGATATTTACGGGCATATCATTCCGGGGATGCAGGATCAGGCGGCGATCCTGATGGATCAGATCACGACGGTGGTGATGTTTCCGATATCGGAAAGGATAAAGAGAGGTGATGTATGATGAGCCAAGAAGATTTATTCAGCGATGGGCAAATAGATCAGCTTGTTAAAGCATGGCAGGATGCAGCGGAGGCGATGAAAGAACTCGCGGAAGCAATCTGTAAGTCACTGGAAGCTGTACTTAATGCCATCGTGGAAGTTGTCAGGGCATTTACACGCTGGCTGTTTGCGATCCGGCTGGATTGCTTGGGTCTGCCGGCTGGTCTGGCGACATGGATTGCACAGCGATGGCCGTGGCGTTGGATGCCTGTTCGATGGATATACGGTTGGATCAGTGCACCATAAAAAATAACTTTCAAGATTGCACCCAATTGCACCCAAAACGAACCTCCAGGCTTTCCACATCTGGGGGTTCGTGGCTTATATTGGGATAAATTGCCATATATGGGTAATGGGGAAGACGGGAATCGAACCCGTACGCCTTGCGGCACATGATCCTAAGTCATGCCGTTACTGATTTTCTTTGTCTCATCAGTCGCTTGAGTCTCATTTCACCCGGTTTTCAGGCTAAATCAAGGCTTTTTTTGGCTATTTCGTCTCTTTAGTCTCATTAGAGACTCTGGGAATTAGTGTCTTTGTAAAGATTGCACCAGATTGCACCGGGAACTTCTTGCATAGATCAAAAATTCTGCTATAATGAAGTTGTCGATCCTAGACAACCGGTTACCGGCGGGGTCGCAGAAGAATTTTATTCTCTGCGGCCCCGCTTTCGTTTTAAGTCAAAAAATAGGAGGAATATCCAAATGTCTGCTGAATTTCTTACTATGATTGCTGGCGTCGTGCTTTCACTGCTGTTTTCGTATGTGCCAGGATTGAACACCTGGTTCGCTGCGCTTGACAGTCTGTACAAGCGCTTGATCATGTTGGGGCTGCTGCTGTTGTCGGCAGCCGCTTTGTTTGGCCTGGCATGCGCGGGCATCCTGCAGGAACTGGCTGGTGTGCAGGTCACCTGTGACCGGGCGGGATTGATCGGATTGGTCCAGGCCTTTATCGCTGCTGTAATTGCCAATCAAACTGCGTACATGATTACACCTCCTGCCCCGGCTGTTACGGAGACGAAAAAGATCATTGCTGGCCAGGCGGACCTGGGCATTGGGCGAGAGTGATCAATGGATATACCACTGCCGCCTGCATCAATCTGGTCGCAATACCCCGAGGTGGCGATCATTATTTTAGTGGCGCTGGTCCTGGTTGCGTTGTTCATCTTTTACAACGAACGCCGCGAGAAGGCCTGGCAAGGATTTCTGCAAAGACAGCGCGAAGCATCGGAAGCTGCTCAGACCAAGCAGCTCGAGGCTTATGACAAGGTGCTGGAAGATCAGCAGAATTATTGGAGAGAGCAGCGGGAAGATGACCGGCGAGTGATGAATGCGCTGGTGGATGAAATCCGTTCGTTTCGGACCGATCACCAGGCACATGACCGGAATATGATCACGGCGATCTCAAGGATGGAAGAACGTACCCGGCCATCCCGCGAGGTAAAGAAAGCAGATGAATAAACTGCCTGGAAAGGGCTATTTTATCTGGCGTGTAGGAGAGACCCAGGACGGCGATATTGGGCGAATCGCAATTGCTGCCGAAGAGGCTGGGCTCGGGCATGTGCTGATCAAGATTGCCAATGGCGCAGTTGGCTATAACGGCGATGTGCGACCACTGGTAGAGACCCTGCAGCGCAAAGGCATCGAAGTTTGGGGCTGGCACTATATTTACGGCTATCCTGCATCTGAGGCGCGTATGGCGGTCCGGCGTATCCGTGAAAGCGGCGTGACCGGTTTTGTGGTCAATGCTGAAGTTGAATTCAAGCAGCCCGGAATGGGGGCGATCGCCAGCGCGTACATGGAGGCTTTGCGAGCTGAGGTTAGTATTCCGATTGCTTTGAGCACATATCGTTATCCGGAATATCATCGCGAGTTTCCATTTACGTCTTTCCTGGAATACAGCGACTTCAACATGCCCCAGGTGTATTGGCTGCTGAAGCACAATCCTGTCGAACAGCTCGAAGAATCTATCCGGCAATACCAGGCCTTGAGCGTAGTACGGCCTATGATCCCGACCGGGGCAGCCTGGAAGCAAGGGAGCTGGGTGCCTGCGCCTGGGGAACTGGTCGCTTTTATGGATGCTGCCCGACAGCACGGTTTTGAGGCTGCGAACTTCTGGGCATGGGAACACACTGAGAGGCTGCCTAGTTTATGGCAGGCAATTGCTGATTATCGCTGGCCAGTGGAGCAATCCACTCCACCTGCGCCAGAGCCACCTATTCCACCTATCGAAATACCGGAGGATGAATTGGATACCAAGAAGTTGGATGAACTGTTAGCGAAATATCCGAATGCTCAGCTCAATATCAATGTGAGCGTGAGTGTGGATTCTGAGCTGCCTGCCGATCCTGGTGAGCCTAAGCCGCCTGTACCATCTGGTAAGGATTACAGGGTGGTTGTGCTGGATAAACCAAGCGGTCGGGTGAAGGTGCGCTCTGTCGCCAACAAAGGCGTGGCAGAGATCGACTATGTGCTAAATGGCGATGTCGTTACCGGGCCTGGGCGAACGGTTGGTGAGTTTACTTATATCACTGCCCGAGTAGGCGGCGATCCATTGATTGGTCCTGGGTTCGTGGAGACCGCTTACCTGGTCCCTTTAGCGTAAAGGTTGGTTGCCTGTTCGGTAGCCAATGGGAGGCTTGACCTTGCCGCATAGCGCTTTGAAACCCTGCTCATATTCTGGCTGCTCTAACCTGGTGCAGCATGGCAGGTGTGAGTCTGCATCCGATGCCCAATCTGTATAGAGACGCTGAAGTACAGCGTCTCTATGGGCGTCGATGGCAGGCACGGCGCAGAGTATTCCTGGCTGAGCATCCGTGGTGTGAGGAATGTTTGCGCGCAAACATTTACACGCCGGCAACAGATGTCCACCACCTGGTCAGACATGGCGGTGATGTTGAGCTATTCAATTCGAGCCCGCTTGAGGCGCTGTGTAAAGCATGCCACTCGAAGAAAACATTAGAGGAAGTTGGGCATGGAAAGGGCTATCAGAATGTTTGAGATCGGGGGTTGTCGAGCGGGCGGGGC